ATAAGACGTGTAACTGCGACTACTTCAGCAAGAATAACTGTAAGTCCAGTTATACCCTTAGCTAATTCATCCCAACTAAGTTCAGACATTGATTCGACTGCTTTTGACATAATTAAAATTGCAGTCGCAAAAGCAATTAACCCAATAGATCCCTTTATGAGTTTTCCAGAACTCTTATCTAACGAATTAGCCGCGACAACAAGGACCATTGCCAAACCCGCAATACCGACTGTGCCTTTTCTTATTCCTTCCCAGTCAAGAGATGCAAGATTTTCCATAGCAAATGATAGAATTAGAATAGCCGTAGCCATCGCAACCATTTGGGTGGCGACTCTAACCATTTTACCGGCGCCAAGAGTTTTTTGTATATACTTCATCGTAATAGCAAGCTCAACAAAAAGAACTGTAATGGCCATTAACGACGTTGTTAATTTTTCGCTGTCAATAAGGGAGAGAACAACAAGTGATGCCGCTAAAATACCAATAGCCGAAGCTATCGTAAGTAAGGTTTTAGCTTTTAGGTTGCTCTGATAAGCTTCTAGAGAACGGCGGACGCCATCAAGGACACTAGTGACACTTTTAAGGAATCCTTTGGTTCCAAATGTAATATCAAATTTGGATGTAACATCACTAAGCGTATTAATGAAGTCCTTGATACCAAATAAAACAGTACCAAATAAAACAGTGTTAATAAAATCGATAACTTCATAAAAACCCTTGTTTTTAACAGCATGGCTTACTTTATCAGCAAGAGCACGAAGACCCTTGCTAATAGTACTTCCGAGCTTTGCTACGATAGGAGCCGCCCACTCAAGAACCTTTACAATTGCTTCAAATACCGCTTTAAATATCTCTCCTAAACGAGTAAACGGACGGAATCTTTTTTCTACCTTCTCCGAAAACTCATCCAAAGGTCCCGTATCAATAGATTTAAAACCTTTAAACGCTGATCCTATTCTATCAATGGCGTCTTTAATTTTATCGGCTACTGTTGTAAAGATTTCTTGAACTTTTTCAAAAGCTCTACCAAATATAACTCCTTCTTTGGCCGTATCTCGTAGTTTAACAAGAAAATCGCCAAATCTTGCTGTTAACTCTAAAATACCACCAGCAGCTGGACCACCAAATAAACTGAATACTCGTCCTGCTATATTTAAAACAAATCCAAAAGCATCTTTAATTAAATCGAGAACAGCGAACAAACCTTTGAATGTTCGTTTAATTTTATCAGCAGTTTCATCTCCGATTTTTAATCTTTCTGTAAATGTTTTTAGACCGTTAGTTAAGTTAACTAATTGTTTGCTAGTAATCGGAGGAAATATATCTCTAAAAGCTTCGCTAATTGGTTTTATAATCTTACCTAGAGCCTCAAAAGAATTTCGAAAAGCTTCTATTAAGGCATCCCTTCCACCTTGCTCTTTCCAAAGACGAAGGAGTTCATTACGAGCATCCGACATGCGGTCTATGAAACCACCAATTACTCTTCCAAGTTCGGTAAGTGTTTTCTTTGCTTCTTCGAAATCACCAATTATGATTTCCCAAGTTTCAGCCCAACCAGAACCTGCGGCTTCTTTCAAAGTGTCAAATAATTGGCTAAATGTCTTAATATCCTGAGCCGCCGCGAAGGCTTTCTTACCAATATCCGTTGTCTCGTCGGCATATTTACTGAGTGTTTTAACGAGAACTTCAGTTGTCATCCATTGATATGCAAGACTCTCGTTGAACTCGCGCGTGGCACTAATCACGTTATCCATCTTTTTACCCTGAGCGTTTGTGGTTAAAACTTGGTACGTGCCATCCGCGTTTTTCTTTAGAGTTCCGACTGCAACAGCGGTCTCAAGCAATTGGTTCTTAAATTCAACAGTCGCCATGTTTGCATTCTCAATGGATTTCCAGTCAATGAGCTTAACATATCCAGCCGAAAGAGCCTGTGCAAAGTTATACATGGCTCTAGAAGCTTCATTTGCATTTGCTCCCGAAACAGCAGCCACATTGCTTACACCTTGAATAGCCGCAACAGCATCTTTTAACGAAACACCAGCGTTTGTAAATTTTCCAATGTTATTAGTCATATCTGAAAATGAATAAATTGTTTTGTCGGCATATTCGTTTAATTCCGCAAGATATTTATTAACCGTTTCGAGGGATTCGCCTGTACTAGCCATGATAGTTTGAACCGAACCCATCTTGAGTTCGTATTCTGCATAACCTTCTGAAATCGGTTTTGTGGTTAAAGCGGAAACTATTCTTTTTCCCGCATTAATTGCAGAATTAGTAATGTTTGTAAGGGCTGTTACCGCCATGACTTCAAGAGCTGAAAACTTAAGACGAACGTTCTCCACAGCACCACTGAGCCCGGACATATTAATGTTTTTGGCGGCGGCGCCTACGTTTTCTAAGCCTTTTGAGGCTCCGGTCAAATCCAAACTCTGTTTAAATTTATCAAGAGTTGACATAGAAGTTTTGACATTCGTCTCAAACTGCTCGTTGTCAAAACGCATTTCGACAATTCTTCGATCAATTGTTGTGCTCATGACTTGGTAACCTCCCTCCATGCTTCATTTACGATTTTATCAAAAATAGGTCGGATAGCAGGATTGATGTAATCTCTCCCCTGTACCCAGCCGCCATTTCGTGTTCCGTGTCCATACTGTAAAATTATGGCTATTGGAACTCCATTTTGAATATTTGAATTGTAAAAACTGATTGAAACTGACCCGTTCCTATGTATAATCTTGTAGTACCAAGATTTAGCAGTTTGTCCGGAGTCGATAGGTGTTGCAGACGCAAGGGCGGCTACTCCCTCCCGACCATACTTGTCAAGATCTCCGAGACGTACAGCTTCTTTGGCTTTCTCTAAGAAACGTGTCAGTTTGGAGAAATCGCCCTTTTGTCTGAACTCTATCATACAAAAATTCTCCTTTTATAAAAGTTCATTTACTCTCTTCTGCACTGCGGAATAATCATAACCGGCTTTGGTGATACGGTCTTTTCGGTCCTGACCGTTACCCCATAAACCTTGAATGACTTCGCGGGCGATTTCATCGATACTTTTCTTCGAAGATGTAGTCACGGCGGTACCACTTTTCGTGGTGATGTAAGCATCAAAACCAGCTGCTTTAAGTTTAGCAGCCATAGCTTCTGCATTTTCTTTCTTACTAAATGCTCCTATCTGAACTCTATATAAAATTTCGGAATTTGTATTAGATGAGCCGCTATTTAGCTTTGCGTTTACTTCGGATGCAATTTGTCCCAGACGACTATAAATATAATCACCAGGACAAGACTTATTAGCAAACCATCGATGAACTGTCATGTTTTGTTTATCTGGTTGACCAATTAAAGATTTATCGGCTTTCCACCTAAGTTCTTGAATACCATTTCGTTTGCAAATATCAACTAATAGTTCTATTAAAGACTTATAAACTTTATCATTGATAGCATAAGGGTGAGTTTTATCGCTGGAACATTCTATAGTAATAGCACGGTGATCATTTTCCGCATTAGAAGAACACCATGAACGGTCTTTCTCCTCTACATACATTCCGATCCGACCATCCGATCCAATGCCATAATTAGAAGATGCTTTACGAGAAGGAGATGCAAAAATATCACCAAGAGTCTCCACCGAACATTGACTGGCAGTACAATGAATCGTAATAGTATCAATCTTATGATTTCTAGGGCTTGTCTTATTTGGGCTAATTTTGGTATAACTAACCAAAGGGCTATTACTCATCATTTTTCCTCCTTAATTCTTTGAAACTGTAGTTAAAAAATAAATAGGCATGGTAAACCTCCTTTATTCAACCGACTCGTCTTCAGACGAACGGTTTTGTTCGAGTTTTTTATTTAATCTCTTTTCACGTTCTTCGAAGAACGTTTCGAAAAGAGCTTTTAAGAAATATCCAAGCATTACTCCGACGATGGTGTTGGCAATGGTGCTAGAAAGTGATTCTGCAATTTGCTCTTTACCCATAAAAGCAAGTATGTACGATAGTTGTAAATCTATTAATGAGATAATAAGGATTGCTGCAACTGCCTTTTTTGTAAAGGTTGTAAGCCACGCTTTATAGTGTTTTTGTTTTTTGTTGTTCATCACCTCACCCCTTTGTATTTAAATGTTTTCTACGAGCAGCGTTTAAAGCTGCATTACGTCTCATGATATCTTTTTTACTTATTTTTTTAGGAGGCTGATTCTTAATACTGCAGACCTTAATTAGAGTAAGAAGGCGGTTAAGATGCCAATTTTGACACTCAAATGGTATATTTAAAGCGATCATCCAATAATAGATAAGCTCCGCTGTAATCTGTTCCCTGTTTGGTTTTACTGTTTTATCATCTGAAAAATAAGTTGCAGTCATTGGGGCATTTATGTAATTGTTAATCTCTTCGATGTTTTCATTTGTGAGATAATTGTAAACTTCTGGATCCACGTTTTGCGTGATTGTCATGCATTTTATATAATCCAAAGTTTCTTCGAACGTTTTTTCTTGTTTTGACAAAAACGGTTTACACCATTTTGATTCCCATTTTGAAAGAGAGACGAGGGAATGCTCCAATTGCAATGTCTGCTCTTTTGTAGCGATGAATTCCTGTTTCCGCTCGTCCCATAATTCGACGGTTGGTATTGTAATCTGAAGCATTCCTCAATCCTCCTTAACTTTTTTATTGTTGTTTAACCGGAGCTGCTATTTTAGGGATATCTGCCGGAATAATCCCGTTCACAAACTGTGCTGCTGCTTCTGCATTTGTTGCCAATTCTACGAATAATTGAGAAAAGGCTTCTGTTTGAGAAAAGGCAGTAGAAAGTTCTTCTGATTTAATAAATCTTTTTCCATCAGGCGACTTCTCGCCGTATGCTTTGAGAATAATTTCTTTAAAGATCTTAATAATTTTTTCGCCGTCCTGAGCAGCGATAATCTTATTAAGCATTTGGGCCATACCACCAGGCATGCTTAACTCCATTTCCATAATTTCCGACTTGGAGAGATTGAAGTAGAAGTCCTCCGTTCTTTCGTTTCCGTCATAGTCGATGTAAGTTATTGTTTTTTTCAACATAATATTTTTCTCCTTTCTAATAATAATATAATAAGGAGTCGCCAGCCGATAATCCTGAATACGACTCCTAAAATAAGTTTAATTATGAACAATTAATTAACCCTGAGCAGGGGTCAGCAAAGCAATAATCTCATCAGGTAAAGGCAACCTCGGATCGCTACCTTCACCTTCATCACTACCATACAGAATTTTTTCCAAAGCTGCCAGTTTATTAGGGTTGACCTTAGTGGAATCGATAGTAATACAAGACGTGGGTTTATATCCGGTTACATCAACAGGAGTAGTAGTGATTTCCCAAGTGAAAGTTATAGCTTCTGGGCTATCATTGATGGTTGTATATTCCTTTCCTGAAGGAGATGCAAGAGCGCCATAAATGATGTGAATCTTGTAGCCGTATTCATTACCCTCGGTATCATTGCCGAGAGTAGTAACATAAGAAAGACCAAAAGGTTTACGAGTCTGCTGTCCAATCATAACACCTTTTGTGACTTCGGCAGACCCATCGCACTCAGCAAATTCATCCGGATAAGTATAAGCCTCGATAGTAGCACCGAACTCTTCGGCAGAGATAAGATTAAGATATTTAATATTGTCGGCATAAATGGGAGTTACTTCCCCACCGGAAGGATTTTCAGCCACTGATATAAGACCGTTCCATGCAACGCCTTTCGGATAAGTGCCTCCCGGTTCTTGTGGATAAAGCACACCCTTTTTAACACCAGTTTCATAATAACGTTCTCCAGTTTTATCCCAAACAAGTTTAGCCATTTTGAATCCACTCCTTTATTTAATATTTAAAAATATAGAACGAAAACATAATGATTTAGATTGTCCGATCGAAAATGTCGATTAAATCGACAAGTAGGTAAAGCAATGATCTTATCTACTATCGGACTATCTGGATCCTTATCAATAACTGTTATTAAATATTTTTTCTTAGACGAATAAACCCCGTCATTTGCAAACGAATTCTCGATATTATCTAGACCGTAAACAATAGCGGGGTAATTCATCTTTACTGACTCAGGGGGTTGAAAATATACATTTCGACTTCCGAGTATTTCCTCGAGTAAAGTCTGTAGTTCTAGCCTACTGGGCATTATATACACCCCCTATAGTCAGTATTAGTCTTGGGTACTGAACTTCAACATTTGTAATTTTCCATTTAGCGCCCATAAATTTAACATATCGCATCGAATGAAAATTCTGATTGGCAAATGGATCGGCCACAATGCTGATTTCATTCGCGACGTTGATGTTGTCGTTGAGTTGATCGGCGGTTTGAAGCTTACGAGTATTTCGGATAAGTTCACCGTAATACATTTTCTCGGTAATCTGCTCCTCCCACACTCCCGGCTTTGTTTCCACCGTTTCAACGTAGCCGATTGCTCCATAAAATTTAGCCATTTTGAATTCTCTCCTTTGCTTTAACCCTCGGCGCCTTCAACCTCCAGTTCCAAAGCGATAGCAGAGTAAGGCCTAATTAAAGCGCCAGAACAACGAGTTTCAATTAAATACTTCTGAGCATTGTAGTCGATATCGAAATCGTCGAACAGGTTAACAGCTCCGCCTTTGTCAGCACCGACGTTATAATCGATAAGATTTACGATAATTCCCATAAGCTCATAAGTAGTACCTCCATCGTTTCTTCTAAGATTCTCCATTACAGGGACCGTCACGATTTCCTTAACACGAAGAGCTGTAGCCAACTTAGCAACGGAATCATAAATTACACGACCTGTAGTATCTTCCATCAGAAGGCAATCGGTAAGAACATCCTCAGTGGTATACAGGGTTGGCTCACCAGAACCCTTGTAATTCTTTCTGGCTTTAATGGCGGCACGAATAAATGCCTTAGCTTTATCGTCAGCTGTGGCATTAGCAGGAACAATCACTGGAGCCTTAATGGTATACAGATCATCATCCGTCCAAATAGGACGAATATTCTGTTCATTAATCTTGTCGTCAGAAGAAGGTGAACGGCCGTCACCAACCATAATAGCGCGGGCAATTTCCTCATCCAGCATCATACGCATCTCAGATTTTATCCAAGCTACAACATCGAAATCGGTGATATCAACTACATCATCACGATCCAACTTCTGTTTCTTATAGATAGTAGTCGGAGTGGTTGTACGCTTAAGCAAAGTAAACACTTCATCTTTCTACTGTTTACCCTTAATGTAACCTTTAGCTCTAGCATCTTCTTCTGTTATATTGGCCAGAACAGACTTAATTCTGGAAAATGGAGTGCGGTGTACAGAGTTCATAACCTTCTGAACCCATCCCATATCCCTCTGAATGAACTGAGGAATATCTGTAACATTCTTTGCATCGGGGAACAAATAGTCAATCTGCTCGATACCGTGTGCGAGAACACTATCCTTAAGACTTCCGTAACGTTTAGCGTCGGCGAAGATGGCCTCCATATCGGAGTGACTAAGAACATCATTCTTAGCATAATCCTGATCAAATACATTATGTTTCATAGTTTTATTTCCTCCTTTAGGATTATTATTATCCTCATCATCGTTATCTTCGGACTCTTCTTTTTCTTCAAGAGCCATTCCGATTAGTGCATAAACTACCGTTTTCTGTTTTTCGGTAAGGGTATTGAAGACGTCGGCAATGGTTTCTTCATTTTTCACGGTTTCTTCATTTTTTCTTTCTTTATTTTCCACGGTTTTTTCCTCCTCCTTCTTTTCATCCGCGTGATATATCGAGATGTTTTCACCCGTATAGATAACGGCCTCTTCATCGGAATATTCTCCGTGACGAATGACATTATCAATAAATGCTTCTGGATTTGCTCCAGCAAGAACAAGACTTACTTCGCGAATTGTGCCATGAATTACATGGGGACCCTGCTGTTTTAATTGATTAGCATATATGCTTAAAGCAGTTACGTCGCCATGTTCAACTAAAAGTTTTGCGTTTTTTCCTGATTCTGTTTCGTTAAACTTACAATATGCGTAAACACCCTCGTCACGATTCTCAAGCAGAGCATGCCCAAGAATGTTATGAGGATCATTGTGCTGGTGATTCCATACAAGAGGAACCGTTTGCCCGTCATTATGCTTAAATGCGTCTCTCATGATGATTCTTCCATCTGAGCATATAAGATTATTTCGAGTAGCCCAGCCACTAAAATCATACGTCTTCATTTTGATTTTCCTCCTCCTTCTTTTCTCTAATCATATTATTTAATAAGTCGATTTGTTCACTCTTAGGTTGACTCAGATTCTTATTCCTGAGTTCATCCGCTTTTGGGTCATCCGACGGCTTCATTCCAATAATCTGTCTTATTTCGTTCGATGTCATTATCTCGTTTCGAGTAAACTTGTCAGCAATTTCAGAAATTTCGTTAACTGGAACAAGCTTGAACGGATCCCTAAAGAACATAATCGACTGTGATTGCGACCGAGCGGTTTTGGTTAAAAATTTTCTTTTCATTTCGTCAACAATAGCCGAAAGAATAGGTTCAATTGTTCGGTTATAATAATTGAGCATTGTTTTATCGTCAGCAGTACCATCCAATATACTCTGAGTGATTCCTAACTGGCTGTATAGCATGCTTGTTAGGTATTCAATCTGTTTCATTAGATTGTTTTCGACCGGACGATTCAACTGCGTAATACGCTCTGTACCATCAGTATAAGCAATACCATATTTCGAACCTGTTAATTGGTCTACTATTTCTTGACGCCGTTTTTCGGCTTGTTGACGCCTTGCCTCGCTCTTAATAACATATGGTAATTGAATTATTAAATCCAACTTACCAGAGCTGCTTTGTTCGTCTACAACGTCCAAAAGATTGAGTTTACGAATAAGTCGTTGCATAGTTGAATTTGGTTCATTAATAACCGCGTATAGAGGATTTTCTACAATACCAACCGTTTTCTTCGGTAGTATAATATCCTCTTTACGACCGGTTTTCTCATTATAAACACGAACCTTCACATGGCTTGGATACCATTCCAAAATTTTTCCGGTTCGCATTGATAGAATATCATAAGAACCAGTAATTTTGGGGTCAAAGGTTGTGTCAACTGGAACAATAGCAACACTTCCTTCATCCAACATTGACATAACTATGTCCTGAATAAAGGCTCTTCCGGTTTGGTCAATGTTAGCTTCAACAGTGAGACAGTTGTTTAACCCCGAATCGATGACGGATAGGAAACGATTGTTTTC